CCCCGGAGCAGAAGCATGGCCTGGACGCAGGCAACCTTCTCGCCCGCGTCGCCGCGGGACACGCCTCCCCAGGCCTTCCCGGACTTGGCGGCGAAGTCGCCGTCCACGGTGGCGCCGCACGCCTTCTGGGCGGCCCTGACGCACGCCCGCTTTGACGCCCTTCCCGGCTGGTCGTCCTCGGCGATCCCCGCTCCGTACTCGACGTTGAGCCAGTGCTGCACCTCGATCACCGTGTCTATGGCGCCGGTGGGGGCCGTGGGCTGGTTCGGCGCGGGCGCGGCCCCGCCGCCAACGAGCGCGGCGCATATGGCCTCCGCGATCTTGGCGGGCGTGGACGCGTTGTAGGCGTCCCGGTCGGCTTCGCTGTCCACGAAGCACGTCTCCAGCAGCATGGCGGGCGCGTTGGTCTTTGCCAGCACCGTGAAGTTCGCCGTCTTGTGTCCCCGGTCGCGGATGCCGAGGCATGAGGCCACGGCGGCCGACAGCCTGGGGGCCATGCCGCGCGCCGCGCTGCCGGCCGTCGTCCATACCTCCGCCCCCGTGCCCCCGCCCGCGTTGAGGTGGATGCTGACGAACAGGTCGACGCCGGCCTTGTTCGCGCGCTGGGCGCGGCCGGTCAGGTACTCGGCCTCGCCGTCGCCAGGCGTCACGTCCACCACCTCGTGCCCCCTGGCGCGCAGGATGCCGATGACCTCACGGCCGATGCGCCTGTCCTCCGCCAGCTCGTCCAGGTATCCCGACGCCCCGGGGCTCTTGGGGCAGTGCCCCATGTCTATAGCTATCTTTGCCAATGTGCCCTCCTTAGACGTAGCCGCGCAGGATCTCCCCCGCGCCGCCCTCGATCACGTAATGGGTGCCGCAAGCGTCGAACGCCACGGCCCCGGTCTCGCGCGCCTGCTCCTTCTGGCGCTCGTCCAGCAGCGGCAGGTCGTCGGCCACGGCGAACTGCGGCTGCGGCCCGGGCGCCTCTCCGGGCACGGCGATCAGGGCGCAGAAGGCGGCCGCCATGACGGCCAGGGCGGCAAGCTCCGCCGCCAGCAGCCGCCTCACTCGCCCTTGCCCTTGATCTGCGCGACGCTCGCGCCGCCGTCCACCTCGGGGATGCCCGCGACGCTCGTGAGCAGCGACACCACCGCCGCCAGGAGCGCCGCGCTCCCCACGACCGCCCACTGCACGTCGCCCATCACCGCCGACGCCCCGATGACGCCGATGGCGGACTGCGCCGCCGTCTTCACCGCGCGCACGAGCGCGGCCTTCGTCCATTCCCTCATCGCTCCCCCTTTCGCGGCACGACCGCCGCATGTATCTCGTCCACCTTGCGCCCCATCTCGTGCGATCGCTCCTTGCTCTCTCGAAGCGTCGCGTTGAGCACCTCCATCTGCGACGTCATGCCCTCCATGGCCTTCGCGGACTGCTCGCTGACCACGAGCCACTTGCCGTTGAGCTCGGCCATCTCGCGCTCGTGCTCCGCCCGCCGCTCGTCGTTTGCCGCGTCGCGCGCCTCCCGCCTGTCTTCGCGGTCCTCGCGCCTGCCGCGCCACTCGCAGATGCGCGGCCATACCCGCCAGACGAATAGCGCCACCGACGCGAAGGCGAGAACGTAGAGCGGCCCCGCGTCTGCGAGCGACCTCATGGCCGTGGCCATCGCCTCGTCCATCACTTCCACCGCCCTCTCGCAGAGAGGTAGAACGTTATCTGACTCGATACGACGCCGTGGAAGACGCATCCGACGCCCATCTGGGAGGCCGTCACGGCGGTCGGCTGCGCGAAACCGTATCTATTCGCGGCGAGCGACGCCTCGACCGTCGGTGACTCGGAGAACAGCCCTGACGGGAACGCCCTGACGAGCGGGGCAGCGCCCTCGCCTGAGAAAGATGCCGAGTACACCCAGCCGCCTTCGAGCACCTGGTAGTTGCTCTGCTTGGCGGTGAACGCCCCCCAGCACTCGGCCGTGCCGTCCGGCCACTTGCGCCACGTCCAGCCGCCGTCCTCGCCCGTCTCGGGCTGCGCGTCGGCCAAGGGCGCGACCGTCTGGAAGAGCCGCACCGGGTCGCCGACCGTGATGCCGTCGAGCGGTATCCTCCACAGCGGCATGTCTACCGGGCTGTCGCCGTCGAGGATGGAGCCCTCGTTGATGGCGGGGTCTGCGGGTTCGGACGCGGCAGGCGCCCCCTTGACCACGACGAGCTCGGCGCTCTCGGTCTGGGACGAGGGCTCGAGCGCGTACCTCACGACCACCAGGTCGTTTCGGTACTGCGCCTGCGTGCCGTTGTCTATCGTGAGGTCGATCCCCCCGGCGGGGACCTCGAAGTCGCGCCCATTGAACGAGCCGAACCCCGGGGAGATATGGCAGGTGTTCGCGTTCGTCATGGTCGCGTCGAGGCCGGACATGACGTAGCATCCATCCCCCACGATCCCCGAGTTGAAGTTCCCGGCCTGGGCCCTCGTCACGTGCGTCTCGCCCCACCTGCCGGTCACGAGGATGTTGTCAGACATCGGAACCTCCCATGAACTCGGCGAACTCCTTGTCTTGCGCCTCGACAAGCTTCTGGTAGTCGGAGAAGCACTTGTTGCACAAAAGACGCGTCACCGACTGGCCGTTCCGGTCGGTCCGCCTGACCTCGTACCAGCCATCGGCCTTCGGCTTGTCGTCTCGGGCGAATGCCGTGTGCTTCCTGTCACGGTCGCACGTGTAGAGCGTGTAGCCTGATATCTTCGCCATCAGTCAACCTCCTATCGGGCGCACGTCGCCCAGCGTGTAGCTCACGGTCGGCACGCCCGTCGAGGAGACGGACGCGACGATCTTGGTCACGGGCGCGGTGAGCCCGAACCCCGTCTCCGGCACCAGGAATCCTACCGAGTCCCCTATGTGCAGGTCCTGCCACTTCGGCGCGTTGAGCGATGCCGAAGCTGCGGCCTCCTGGTACTCTTCGAGCCTCTTGGTGCCGTCCTCGATAAGTCTCTCCCGGTCGGCGGTCGTGAAGCCGTAGAGCTCGGCCACCTCGTCTATCCCGAAAAGGCTCTGCGTCTGCGATACGTTCCCGGCCTCGTCGGCGTAGAGGTCGACGAGCGTGCGCTCGCCCTCCTGGCCTTCCCCGGCGCAGACAAGGTGGTTCACCGGCCTCGTGTCGAGGGACGCCGAGAATCCGAGCGAGCCGCGCCCGGTCTCGCTCGCGGAAAGAGCGGGGACGGCGGACAGCTCGACCGACCCGCCGCGCCGCTCGACCTCCAGGCGCGCGCCGACCGACGCCAGGGAGTCTTTGAGCGCCGTGTAGGCGTCGGCGTAGCGCGCCACGTCGTAGCCGAGCGTCATGCCGGATTTGGCCTGCGACGCCGTGAAGACTCCGGAGAGCCCCTGGCGCTCTATCAATGCGCCTATCGCCTGGTTGGCCTCGCCCTCCATGCGGTAGGCATCATCCCCGTCCGGCATGACGACCGAGTGCGACAGGATGCCGTGCCACGTCCTTCCGGTCCATTTCGACACCGGGACGTCGCCTGTCGCGTCCACGCCGGAGCCGTCCACGACGCCGCCCCACTCGGTCCCCTCGATCCAGACGTAGCAGTGGAGCGGCAGCGTGTCCGTCTTGGCCAGCTCGACCTCGAAGTCGTTCTCGTCCGCCCCGTAGGCGAGGTCGAACGCGAACGCCCTCTTCACGCCGAGCCGCCTGCCGGTCCGGTCGGCGTACACGAGCTCTAGGCGGTCCATACGCGCTCGTCCCTCCTGACCTTCACCGCGAGGTCGAAGCCGAACGTCCCGTCCCAGCTCACCTGCTGGTCGCCCGACGGGATCGGCTCGAATATGTAGTCGCCCGAACCGCGTCCGGAGTCAGGCGTGTCCCCGAAGGCGTTCGTCTGCGCGCCATGAGAATCCGACAGCGTGACCGTCCCGGCCTCGCTGTCGATCACCAGCAGCCCGCCGGACGGGACGGTGACCGAGGCTTTGTAGCGATTGCCGCCTATGATCACGTAGGGGCTTGTAGCGGGGCCGTATATCGTGAGCACGAAATCCGCCGGGTAGGGGCTCGCGTTCGATACGAACCCCGCCTGCCCCTGCCCCCCGTAGTCGAAGGGGAAGTCATGAGGGTAGTCGAGGGCGCTGCCTGCCTCGGCCACGGGGAAGAATGACGACTTGGCCTCGCGCGTCCAGAACGGCCGGGGGCTTCTGAAAGAGAGCGTCAGCGCCACCGGCCCTTCGGAGCGCCACCAGCGCGCCTTTTCGGACTTGACCAAGGCGGCGGGCATCGACCAGTCCCCCATGACGAGCTGCCCGGTCGCGTCGTTCGCCAAATCGTATGCCGCGACGTCGTAGAGCGCATCCATCGCCTGATACGGCGGAGCCTGGAACGTGAGCGTCACCGGAACCGACACGGTGCGCGCCGAGCGCGTGTACGCCGCAGTCTCGCCGTTGAGCTCCAGGACGGAAGCCTCCCAGTCCCACACCGTGTCCGGGACGGGATGCACGCCCGCCGCGTCGAAGTCGAACGCGTCGCCCTTCGAGTTGACGTACCTGAGGCCGGTTATCATGCCGGGACCACCTCCCGAACCGCGCGAGCGAACTCGCGCCCGTTGACCGTCATGGAAGACGGCGAGTTGTCGCGGATCATCCTGGGCAGCGAATCGAGCAGCTCGACTAGGATGGCGTCGGTGCGCGACATCTGCGTCCCGTCGTAGGCGCGCATCGAGACTCCTCCGAATGCTGATGCGCCGTACACGTCGGACATCGCCGATCTCATCGCGCCGACGGCAGTAGGAGTCGCGCACGATATGCCGGCCGCGATCCCTTCGACCATGGATTCGCCGCTGTAGACGGTCCACCCCCGACCCGAGAACGGCCCCTTCTTCGCCGGAGAGAAAGGCAGGTACTTCCTCACTTCGTCGAGGACGCCGCCGATGGCGCCGGTCACGTTGTCTACCGCGCCCTTTATGCCGGAGGCGAGGCCGTTGACGATCGACTCCCCCGCGTTCTTGAGCCAGTCGCCGGCGTCTGTAAAGAAGCCGGTTATCCCGTCCTTGATGCCCGTCACGGTATCGGTGACCGATTTGACGGCATCCTCCACCCCGCTCTTTATCCCCTCCCATATGTCGGAGAAGAAAGAGCTTATGCCGTCCCATACGGTGTTCCATACGTTCTGTATCGTCTCGAGCGCGCCGCCTATGACTGTCGATACGGTGTTCATCACCGTCGTGACGACGGAGGATATCCCGTTCCAAATCGCCCAGAACACGTTCTGTATGTTAGTCCACGCCGCCCCCCAGTCACCGCTGATGAGCGCGGTGACCGTGCCTATGATTCCCTGGATGACGCCCATAACCGTGCCGACGACCGTGGATATCACGCTGAACGCGTTCGTCACGACGGTCGAAAGCGCGTCCCACATCGGCATGAAGGTGACTGAGAACCATTCGATGAAGTCTGACAGTATCGGCTGCACGACGTCGACAAACTCGCTTATCTTGTCGAATATGCCTTGAAGACCGGGCATCACCGTGTCTGCCATCGTCGTCGCGAAGTCCCCGAACGCGGTCCCCATGTCGGCGACCATCGGCCCCACCGTCTCTATGATCGGCGCTAGTATCTCGCCTAGGTTCTCGCCTATGGTGCCTATCATGTCTGCGGCCGACTGGAGCATCGGCATGAGGTTCGCCTGCACCGTGTCGCTGAAATTCTTGAACGAATCGACGACCGGCTGGAACTTCGGGAGAAGTTCTTCAAGAACTGGGGCCAGGTTGTCGCGGATCGAAGCGGCCGCGTCGATTAGCGGCTGCGCGAGCGCCTGCGGGTCGAACCCAGCGCCCTCAAGCCACGCGGAACTCTGCTCGTCGATGATCGCCTGTGCCTGCGACAGCTGCTCGGGAAGCCCCTGGATCGCTTCTGCTACCGCCGATATGGTGTCCGTGACCATCGGCTTCACTGCGTCGAGCGCCTGCGAGCCGACTCCGACAACCGCCGCCTGAAGGTTTCCGAGCGCGCCTTCTATGGTCTCGGTCGATGTCGCCGCCTCTTCCGCGACGTCGGACATGCCGAGCTTCTGCACGGCGTCGAAGAACTCGTCGGCGGAAATCTCGCCGCTTTCCATGGCGTCGCGGAAGTTGCCCTCGAATGCCCCCGCCTCGCGCATCGCGTCTTGCAGAGCACCTGAAGCTCCCGGTATCGCGTCGGTGAGCTGGTTCCAATTCTCCGTCATGAGACGCCCGGAGCCTGCCGTCTGCGTCATGACCATACCGACGCTTCTGAACGTGTCGGCGTTGCCGCCGGCGACGGCGTTGAGGTTTCCGGCGGCCTCGGCAAGCTCCGCGAAGCCCTCGACTCCGTTGGATGCGAGCTGGGCGGTGACGTTCCTGATGTCGGCCAGGTCGTACACCGTCTGATCGGCGTACTCCTGCGTAGATTTCGTCAGGTCTTCGATCACAGAGGAGTCGAGACCGGCGAATTCCAGCGTCGTCCCGAATTTCTGGGCGCTGTCAGACGCAGCGGCCATCTCGCCTGTAAGGTCGATGACGGAGCCGATGAGCATGTCCACCGCGCTTGCCGCGACGCCGCCGAACGCGCCCGCTATGGCCGCCGAGCTGGCAGATATTCCGCTGGCTGCGCCATTCCCTAGCTGCTCCCCCATCCGCCTGCCGGTCGGAGCGAGATTGACGCCTCCGATGCCTGCCGTGACGTGCGAGGCGAATCCTTTCATGCTCGGCACGACCGAGACGTAGTACGTCCCTACGTTAGCCATCTCTCACCTTCTTTCCTCCGGTATGCCGAGAGCGTCGGCGACGCGCCTCATCTCCGCAGCGCTCGCCACGCTCGTTTTTCCGGCATGCTTCGGAGGCTGAAGCCTCCTAGGCTTCGGGCCTTTCCCCGAATATAACGCGCATCTGATGTCGTACTCGATCTCGGCGAGAAGATGGGCCGATATAGGCCACTCCTGTTGCGGGTCGATCTCCCTCCGAAGAGCCGACCCCCACGGCAGGTGCTCCGCCAGGGCGGCCGCGTGCTCGACCGAATAGGACTTGCCCATGTCGTCTATGTCCAGCCCGTAGAATCGCTGGAAGTCCGCCCGAAGCGCGCCCTCATGCTCTGCCAGCGCGGAGGCCAGCGCTAGGAGTTTTTTCCCTTCGCCGCCTCGATGGCAGCCGATGCCAGCCGGGCCATCTCCTCCATGTCGTCGCCTAGATCCTCGGCGTACTCGTCGGCCTTCCCTGCGAACAGCCTGTCGAACGCGGCGAACATCTCCCTGCCGCCGGTTACCATGCCCTTTATAACGCTCCACGATACCGCCGCCTGAGAATCGGCCTCGAATTCTTTCCCGGCGAACTCGAAAGCGACTATATCCTTCTCGCTCATTTGGCCTCCGTCTCGGTGCTGTCGATGTAGTCAACCCAGTACGACCCGGTTGTCGAGCCGAGCGACACCGACATCGTGATCTCGCGGCCTACAAGGTCGCTGTAGACGACCGTCATGTCGCCAAGCTCGCCGAGCTTGACCTGCTCCCCTACCCTGCGCCACTTGCGCCCGTTCTTGAGCAGCAGCTCGAAAACGACGGAATGGGCCTCGGAAGACGGCCCCTTGTCATAAGCCGTGATCATGCCCGCCGTATCGCTGACGTTTTCCGTGCCTCGCGTGATGGCGAGCGTGTCCTTCTTGATTTCTCGGAGAACGACGGTGAACGTCTTTTCGACTGCTCCGCTCGACGTCTCTATGGTGTCGCCGTTCATGTCCTGGAACGTCTCGGTGTCGGCGCTGTCTGCGAACGTGATGCCGTCGTCGCCGAGATAGCCCATGTTGAGGAATGCGGCGTTGAGCTCGGTCGTGTTGTCGGTCGGCAGCGCCGTCCCCAACGGGGCAACGAACATGTAGCCTCCCGCGACGCCCTTCCCGACGCTGACGTTCTCTGCGTTGTTGGCCGTAGACGCCATAACAACACCTCTCTTTCATTTTGCCAGGCTCGCATGCCTGCGCTACTTGTTTGCGTAGATGTCGCAGCTCACGACGTATCGAGGCGTTCCGCTCTCGATGTCCGGGCTGCTGTATATTGTCGTGACGGAAACATGCGCGATATCCAGACGTCGCTCGGGCATGGCCTCCATGGCGGACGCGACGTCGAGCGACAGGGATTCCGCGACATGCTGGCTGGGAGCCCAGCAGTCGATGTCTACTGACGGAGATCGCTGGAAACGGCTCTCGGCGGTGCATCCTATAAGCTCGACGACTGCGAACGGTCGCGGGGGTTCGTCTTCGGTCGGCCTTTTCGACGGGACTTCGCGATATGCCGTTATCCCAAGGCCGAGTTCGTTCAGATAGTCGACGACTGATCGTGTGTAGTCCATGGCACCACCTACAAGGACTTGAGGGCTTTCGCAAGCGTCTTGTTCTTGGCCTGCGAGTTTCTGGCGTGGTCTGTCTGTGTCCTGATTGCTCGGCCGTGTCCGCCTGTTTTAGTCGTGAACACTGCGACGTCGTAGTCGTCTAGTCGGTATCCCTCGTCGCTGTCGAGCATGCCTTTTGCTGCTTTCACGATGGCGTCGGCCTTCGCCTGCACCTCCGACTGGACGGCGACGCTGTTAAGAACCTGCCTGTACCCTCTGAGGTCGGCCACGAACCTCCCAGCCCTAGCCATCGACCGCCTCCACCTCGACCGTGCGGTTCAGCGACCCCGGGACGTTTTCTGCCGTTAGCGGCTGCGGATCGCCTATCACTGCGTACTTCTTGCCGCGCACGGAGACGCGGCACCCCCGGAGGGACGCCGTGAAGGTCTTCGGGAATCCGAGGGTCAGGGCGACGCGCGTGCCGTCCGGCCGCGTCGAGTCCGTCACGTCGGAGGTCGCCCCCGGCGCGACCGCCACCCCCGGCACCTGCGCCTCCGACCACGCGACGGAAGCCTCCATGTGCTCGTCGTAGGTCGTTGTCGGTGTGAGCACCGTGACCGTCTCGTACGCTATGAGGCCGAAGTCCGGCAGCGGCGCGATCACGAAGCATCACCGGCGTTCGAACCGTACCATCCGTCGACCAGCGGGGCGACCGATCCGATGCGCGAGCCGCCGATGCCGAGCATGCGGCGCTCCTCCGCGTAGAGCCGGAAGCCTCCGCCCGGGTTGTAGATAGAGGCGGACGCCGAGTAGCCGTCCGCGCCCTGCGAGACGCTGGAGAATCCCGCGTAGGCGTCGGCAGACTGCGTGCGGCGGACGACGAGGCACGTGACGTACGTGAGCGCCGCCGCCTGCGCCTCGTCGTCCGGGTCTACCGCCACGCCCGCCCGCGCCATCTCTGCGGCCACGAAGAGCGACGCGTCGGACAGGGCCGTCTCCAGCCTGCCCTCGTCAGCGACCTCGCCGTAGCGCGCCTCGTAGTCGGCGACGGTCGCGAAGGGCGTCACGATCCCCCCGCTATCGCTTCGAGCAGCTGCGCCTTGTTGCCCTTCTTCGGCAGCTCGATGCCGCGCCCCTTCGCCCACAGCCTGATCTCGGCAATGGTCGATTCGGCGTTCGGCGCGTCCGCCTGCGTCTCGGGCTCGTCCCGCTCTTCTGCCTCGTCCGCCTGCGTCTCGGGCTCTTCCTCGGGCTCCGGCCGGAATCCCTCGTCGAGCAGCGTGTAGCCCTGGACGATGCGCGCCGCCACCTTTGACGGGGCGACGTCGTGCACCGCGCCCGTGAAGGGCGCCGCCATCCGAACCATGTGCCCCTCCTTATGCCGCCGGATAGGTGTCCGTGAAGCGCGCGAAGCAGTCCTCGTCGGCGACGACGAAGCCGACCTCCATCTCGCAGCGAAGGGCGAACATGTTGCGCTGCCAGAGGTTGATGGAGTTGGTGCCGTCGTTGATCGTGGCCTGGTTGCTGTACTCGATCGTAACATCCTGGACGATTCCGTAGTAAGCCTTCGACCAGTCGCCGATGAAGCCGACGGTGTTCGCTGCGGAGCTGCCGGCCTTGTAGGCCGCATGGCGCGTGAGCGTCTGGATGCCGAAGAGCGGGCTGTTCGCTGCGTAGTTAGGGAAGATCGGCTCGCCCGAGCCGCTGTCGTAGCGCGCGGACATGACGATGCCGTTGCCCTGAGGGGACATGACGATGCCGTTCGCGTTGCCGCCCGCGACGGCGATGTCGTTGATGCCTCCGACGATCGCGCCGTAGGGGTCGGCCTGGAGGTCGATGGCGTCTGCGGCCGCGAGCGTGTCGAAGTTGGTTCCGGGTGCGGTGCCGAAGAACACCGTGCTGTCGAACTTCTGCGAGAGCGCGTAGGGAACGCGCTCGACGATGGCGTCGTAGAGCGCCGCCTCGTCGCGGCGGAACTGGTCGGAGAACGGGACGATGACGGCGAGCTTGTAGGGCTGCATTACCTTGTTCGCGAAGGTCGGCTCACTGACCACCTTCTCGGTCGATTCTACCGTCCATGCGGGTTCGGGGTCGCCGGTGATGACGTTCATGGTGATGCCCGATCCCGGGATGACGAGGCGGTTGGCGAGCTGCATGACTGCGGAGCCTTCGCGAACGCCCTGGATAACGGCGTCGACGAGCACGGAGGGAAGCGCAACTCCCGTGGTGCCTCGGTTGACGTCGATTTTCGTGGTGGAAAGTGCCATAGGTTGCTCCTATCTCTGGATTGCCTGGAAGAACTCGTGGAACGCCTGCTGCGGCGTGCTCGGCGACCCGCCCGGCTTCGCGCCGTCGGCCTTGAACACCTGGGCGGACGGCTGGCCTTCGGCGAACGCCTTTATGGCCTGCGCCTGAAGCTCCATCGCCTTGCGCTCGGCCTCGGTGAGGAGCGACGCGGGGATGCCGTACTTCTCGGACACCTCGGCGGCGTCCTTCGCCCGCTGCGCCTCGGCCTCGTACTCGGCGAGCCTTCGCTCGGCCTCGTCGGCGCGCTTCGTCTCCGCGTCGATGCGCTCGGCGTCGGTCATGGATTGGGCCGCCAGCTCGTCGTAGCGCTTCGCCTTGTCGGCGTTCGACTTCGAGCGGTCCTCCCACTTGCGCGACTGCTTGCGCGCTTCCTCCAACTCGGCGGTGACGCGCTCGAATTCGGCCTTCCAGTCGGTATCGGGCTGTGCAGCCTGATCCTCGGTCGGCTTCTCGTCTGCCATAGCAGGCCCCTTTCTCCCGTGCGGGAATCGGTTGCGCCCCGTGCGGGGCAAAGAAAAAGCCCGCCGAAGCGGGCATGAAAAAAGCCCCGTGCGGGGCTTGATTCGGCTAGGTTAGGCTTTAGAAGCCCCTGCTTTCGCGAGCTTCTTCGCGTTCTTCGCGCTGTTCGCGTAACCGAGCATGATCTTCGATCGTTCTTCTTCGACCGTCGTTCCGCGCTTCTCTGCGCGCTCGGTCGCGATGGCGTCGATGCTCGATTGCCAACGGTCGTATATCTCGTCGGTGTCGTAGCCCTCCACGTCGTCGCCGTCCCACCCAGCCACCACGCGGCAAAAGCATCCGCTGTGATAGTGGTCGAGTTTCACGCCGCCCGCGCTCATCTTCGAGCTGTAAACGAAGCCACGGCTCGCGAGCATCAGGCAGAAGTCGCACGTTTCGGAGCCTTGCGGAACGCGCGCGAACTTCGGGTGGCGCGTGTCGTTCGCTCCGTTGCGGAACATGGAGTTGCCGGCCGAACGCTTCACCTCGTAATCCATCCGCTGAAGCACTTGATCGTTGAACTTCTCCACTTCGCCGCGCTCGACGAAGCGCACGAACGATCTGATCGCGCGATCTGTCTTTTCAGGTTCGTAGCCGCTTATGGCAACGGCGCCCATCGGCTCGCCGATGCAGAGCGTTCTACTCGCGTCATAGAAGTCGGCGGACGCCTGCGCCGCGAGCGTCGTGGCGTTCGAAAGCGCCATCTGCACCGCCTGCACGACGATCTCGCGTGCGGCTGTGATGTCCGACCAGTCGATCTGCTCCAAGACGAGCATCACCTGCCGCTGCGCCTGCGCGGAAACGCCGTTGATCTCGCGCGTCACGTAATCGAGAGCTTCGCGCGGGATGGTCGCCATTACACGCTACCTCCCATGATCGCCCTGAGCGCTGCGCTGTTGGCATTGGCCTCCATTTGCTGCATGACCTTCGCGCGCATATCTTCGGAGAATCCCAGATTCTCCCAGAAAACCTCCGTGTTAGCGAAGCTCGGCACCACGGACGCGATCTTGACCATGGCGTCCGCCTGCGAAGCGATGCTCGGCATGAGCGGATTCTTGAAGTTCGCCGCGATGGCGAGATCGTCATATTCTGAAAGCCTGACGTCGTTCTCGATCGCCAGCGCCATCTTCGCCACCGCCACAAGGGAGTCATTGTTGCCCTCATTGAGGTCGGTGACCTCCATGATGAGCGGCTCGTTCGCCTGCGTGATGGCCTCGGCGCTCGACGGGTTGTCGTGGATGACGCCGAGTTGGTCACCGGGACGTTCGTCTCGCCGCTGAAGCGCGCTGCCAGCGCCCGCATGTAGTCTGTGTGCGGCTGCATGGAGCCCTGCGAGAGCTGCCCGAAGGTCGGCGTCGAGCCGTCCTCGGTCTGGGAGACGGTGAAGATGTTGCCGATGTACGCCTCCCAGCGCGTGCGATTCCCGAAAGGGTCGTCGCCGACGCCGAGCAGGTACTTCTGGGGGCTGGTGAAGAACTCGGCGCTGATCTCGGTGCGCAGCGCCTCGCGCACGCCGCTGTCCGTGATGGACCGCACGGCGCGGGTGATGCGAGACTGGCCGAGAGGCTGGCTCTCGGTCGGGTTGTAGGCCATGGCCTCCATGAGCGGGCGGCCCATTCGGTGCGGCATGCGCTCGACGGAGAGCCCGTTTCGCCCGTCCACGTGGTAGGTTGCCTCGTCGGTGTAGAGCGCCAGCTCATCGGGCGCGCCGGAATCGTCGTAGTGCATGATGACGAGGCCGGACGATATGCGCCCGAGCCGCTCCGACCATTTGGCCGCGCCGTCCTCGGCGCTGTGGGTCACGACTATGACGGGCGGCTCTCCGGCCGCGCCCTTGGAGAGCGTCACGAAGTCGCAGCCCGCGATCAGCTCCGACTCGCACGCCTGCTTGTACTTGCGCTTGAGGTTGCACCGGCGCACGAGCCGGTCGATCTGCGCTGAAAGCTCCTCGTCGCCCACCGTGAAGCCGTCGAATCGGCTGCGCGAGGCCATGGCGGAGACCGCCTTCTTCGGCCAGCCCACGACGGTCTCGATGCTGCGCAGCGACGGAGGGATGGAGATGCCGAGGTCCTTCAGCACGTTCTCGCCGTCGTAGTAGCGGCGGCGGAGCTGGTTCTTGCCGAGGTGGTCTGCCCAGACGGACAGCAGCTCGTCCACCTCGTCGGCGATGCCGTACTCGTCGCCGCCGAGCACCAGAGCCGACACGATCGCGCGGCTGTCGTGCTTCAGGCGATGCGACGGCGGCGCGCCGCGATGCCAGGTGTCAGGCTGATTCTGCATAGACAGCCCCTATCATCCGTTCGTACGTTTCAAGCTGCGACTCGTGCACGAAAAGCCGCTCCGTCACGCGCTGCGACTTGCCGTTGGCGGAAGCGCTGCACTGCTTCTGCCGTGCCGCGACCTCCACGCACCCTGCGGGCGCGGTGTACTCGCTCACTACGCACAGATGGCCGCACGATGCAAGCCACGCGTCGAACGCCTCGAAGTCGAATCCTTCGTAACACCCGCAGTTCGTGCCGCGATACGGAGGGTCGCAGTAGACCACCGCGCCATCGGGTATCGGCACGGAGCGGTAGTCGCTCTGCAAGCCCTGCAAGCTCTGCAAGCTCTGCAAGCTCTGCAATCTCTGCAAGTACTCGCACGTCTGTATCCGCTCGCACGACTCGAGCTCGTGCATCACGCGATCGCGGTATTCGTGGCCGAGCAGCTTGATGAACCGGCGATATAGCCTGTATCGCTCGGCCAGCGTCGGCGCTACGAGCATCTTGCTCGCGCAGACCTTGACCTCCTCAACGTCGCGCGAGAAGAGGTAGTCGCGCCCGTTGTTTCCGAACGAGAAGAGGTAGCGGATGTAAGGGTCTCTGTCCTTCTGCGCGAAGAACTCCTCGCGCGTCGGGATGCGCGTCTCGTCAGCGTACTTTCCGTTTGCCGCGTCGATGAAGAGCCGTGGCGCGTCGCTCAGGTCGTTGACGATGTAGCGCTCCCACCGCCCCGCGAGAAGCGCGGCGTGGGTCACGGCGCAGCCTCCCGCGAAGAGGTCTACGAAGGTCTCTGCGGACGGAAGGCGCTCGACCACCCACGGGGCGATGCGCGACTTGCTGCCGCGATACGGGACGCCGTATCGAGCCATCAGTACACCACCGCCTTTCGCCCGGGTCTTCTCTTCGTTGTCTTGGCCTGCCACAGCGCGAGCGCGCAGGCCTCAATCAAAGTCGCATCAGCGCCTCCCGCGTCCTCGAAGCCAACGCCGTCGCTGCCGATGCGGCGTCGCGCGGTGAGGGTCGCGGAGGCGGTCAGCTCGTCTTGTCCGTAGTGGCTCAAATCGTGCTCGGCCACGGCGTTGGTGAGCATCGACACGGCCTTGGCCATGTCGCGCGAGCCCGCTACCACGACGGCGCGCTTGGGGAAGCCCACGTCAGCAAGCCTCGTCGTGAGCGCCGCCGTGCTGCCGCCGTCGATGGCGACGGTAGCCACCTTGTCGCGCCTCGCGTCAAGCCACGCGGCAACCCAGCCCACGCCCTCGGAGAGCGGGCGGGTGTCCACCCACTCCACGTAGGGCGACCCGTCGGATGGTCGCAGGCAGTACGCGAGCGTCGCGCGGTCGGGGCCGAACTTCACGCCCGCGCACGTGACGCGCGGCTCGGGCGGGTCGTCGGTCTCGCAGAGCGCCCACGCCTCGGCGTCGATGACGTGCTCGACGGCGCTCTCGGTCGGGCTCCACCACCCCAGTCTCTCGCGGGCGAACTTGTCGGGGGCCATGTCCAAGGCCTCCGCCTCGATGGTGGACTCCAGTATCAGGATGCCGAGCGAGGGGTTCGTCTCGTACCAGCGGTTGCGGTCGTGTATGTCGCCGATCTCCTGCACGCTCCACTCCGCGTAGGCGATGCCCTCGGCACCGGACAGCGCGCGGTCGCGGATGCGCCGCGCCACCATGCCGGGGGCGCTCTCGTCGGGCGGCGTGCCGGTGTAGAGAATCTGCGGGTTGCTCGACGCCGACAGACACGGCATGAAGCTCGCCTGCTGCTCGTCGGTCAGCTCCTGGTCCTCGTCGAACACGAGAAGGTCGGCGTGCTGGCCGCGCCCGCCGTTGCGCGTGCGGGCGAGGAACTTGATCTTGCCGCCCGCGCGGAACTCGATGGCCTCGCGCCCGAGCGCCGTGCGGATTGCCTTGAGGTACTTGTGGAACTTCTTCTGGTCGAAGAACGACGCCATATCCTCGAACGTCTCGGTCGAGGTCTTCTGGAGGTGCGACGTGTAGAGCACCAGCTCGTTGAGCGCGAAGGCCCCCCAGTTCATGCGCGGCTCGGTCGTGCCGAGCGTCTTGCCGTTCTGTCGTGGCACGTGCTCTCCGCACGACTTCGCCGCCCAGCGCCCGTAGGCGTCCACGCCCAGCCACGAGCCGACCACGATGCGCTGCCAGTCGAGGAAGCGGAAGCCGCCCGCCTCCATGAGGGCGCGGCACTCCTCGAAGCGGTTTGACACGGCTGGCGGCTGCGCGAACCTAATCGGCTCTTGACGCCCGCGTCTTGGAGGTGTTGGCGAGGATGGCATCGAGGTCGTCGTCACCGTCCTCCACCTCCTGCACGCCCAGCATCTCGCAGAGCTGCTTCAGGGCCTTCGTGTAGCTCGACATGAGCGAGTTGTAGCCGTCGAACGCCGGGTTCTTGCGGATGCCGCGCTGCCCGCCGCCGTTGTCGTAGGGGATGGCCACCGATGACTTGCCGATGACCTCGCGGGCGTTCGCCAGCTTGGCCTCCATCCACAGCACATTCTCCGCCAGCTCCACCGCGCGGGCGCGGGTCGGCTCGGGCAGGGACGCGCAGATGGCCTCGGCGCGGGCGCGTGCGTCACTCATCCGGCATCGCCTTCACCGCCGCGATCACGTGGCGCGTCGCGACCGCGTAGACGATGGTCTCCCAGAGCGACTTCAGCACCACGCCGGAGATGAAGGTCTCCACGAGCACCGGAGCAGGAAGCACGCCCCAGAACGCCGCGACGGTAAAGATGCCCATGTCGATGCTCTCTCCCGCCACCGTGGAGAGCACGCAGCGCAGCCCGAGCCTTCGCTCGCCGTCGCGCTCGTGCATCCGCTGCATCACCCAGGCGTTCACGAGCGAGCCGATGACGAAGGAGGCGAAGCTCGCGGCCATGGTGCGCGGCACCGCGCCGAGGAGCTGCTCGAAGGCGGGCTGCATCGAGAAGGATTCGATGCCGGGGACGGCGATGGTCGCGGAGAAGACGAGCACGGCCATGAAGCCCACGGCGAAAGTCATGAGCGACACGAAGCGCGCCACCCTGAAGCCCCAAACCTCGGCCACGAGGTCGGACGCGATGTAGGTGAAGGGGATGACGAAGGTGGCGCATGTGAGCGCGACGCCGAAGAGCTCCGTCTGCTTGTTCGTCACGATATTCGACACGATGATGCAGCCTGCGCTCACTGCCATGCAGGCGAGAAGCACTAGCTGCTTCTTGGGGATGGTTTTCATCTAGCCTCCATGTACTCAGAGAATTTTACCCACTCTATAAAGTTGTGCCGCGCGGCATCGCGCGCCTTGAGCCGCTTGCCGGGCGGTGATTTGTGCTTGACGAGAGTTGTGCCGGTGAACTCGTATACGAATCCGCCGCGATTGCCGTAGAGCCATGCCGTGGAGTCCACCGAGTCGAAGCCGGTGCGCTCCAGCCCTGCCAGCTTCGTATATCCCAGACCGTGAATCTTCGCTCCGTACCGGTGTGCCGTGTCGGTGAACCAGCGCACGGACTTCGCGAGCTGCTTGCGGATATCCGTCGTGCCTATCGCAACATACGGGTACCTCTCGCACATCTCTTCAAAGCCCTTCGCCCCTCGGCACGGGTGCCAGACGGGAATCGGTATCTTGCCGGTCTCGCGCTCCAGCCATGCGGTCGTGCGCTTCACCCAGTCGGTGCCCTTCACGTGGTCGATATCCATCTCGAACCACAGGCGCACATTATCATTGGTTGCCACGAATTCGGCATACCGAGCGATGTATGAGTTAAGCTCTTTTTCATCAAGCGTGCCGCGTTTCGAGATAGCGAGCGTAAATCCGCCCGAATCGAGCATGAAGCGCTTGAAGTGGTACAGATTCTCAATCTGCCATGTATCAAGGTAGTAGAAGGACTCCAGGAGATTCACGCGGTTTGCTAGGAGATGGTCAACCCCCTCCCTTGGCCATCGCGCAGACCGTAGTTGCCGTTGAAATTGAGCGTCCTCGCTATGTACACAAGCACTTACCGATGCGCCTTCCTCATATTGCGGAGATACCCCCCCCCACGCTCTCCTCCGGGCTGAATAGGATGCCGCCGAGCCACGACTCAGCTCCCAGCCCATAGGTACCGGCTAGATAGATATTCATAGCTCGAAGATCATGCCGCAGTGCGGGCACGTGATGGCGCGGCCCTCGTGCTCGGCTGGAGCATCAGCATTATCGTGCTTTGCCGATGCGGCATCTTGATCGTAGTCGGTGAATAGGTCATCGATTCCATCTGCATCCATAAGCTCGCCGGAATCGAAGCCGAGTCCAGACATATCAACATCGCAGAGGCCATCAAGCTCTTGCGCCAGCAGCTCGGAATCCCACTGGGCCATCTCTCCGACGCGATTATCAGCGAGTCGGTACGCGGCGCACTGCTCGGGCGTGAGGTCGGAGGCCACGACCACGGGAACCTCGTCCATCCCGAGCGCGAGCGCGGCCTTGTAGCGCGTGTGGCCCGCGACGATGGTGCCGTCCGCGTCCACCACGATGGGCTGCTTCCAGCCGAACTCGCGGATGCTCGTCGCCACGGCCTGCACGGCGCCGTCGTTCCGGCGCGGGTTGTCCTCGTAGGGCCGCACGTCGCCGATGGGGACGTACTTGACGCGAAGCTGGCCCATGGCGGTGACCACCCCCTCTAAAACTTAGCTTTGTGCGTAAATTGGCGCTATGCCCGCGG